TTCTCGGCTATCATGTCATGGGCGGATGGGATCAGCTTCGCGCCTGTGCCTGATGATCCACGCAGACCAAAGAATGTCGTTGTCGATGGCGTCTCATGCAATGACAACCGGCGCAATGGTCTGTCGGTCATGGATGGAGATACCATCCACATTGTGAACTCACAGTTCAGACGCAACGGCAAGGGCTCAAGACCAACACCGCCATATCTCGGTATCGATATAGAATGCGGTCCAGCGGAAAGTGCGTGCAGGAATATCATTGTCGAGAGCAATGTGTTCGACAACAACGGACAGACCACGCACGACGGCAACATCAGTGTCGGTGGTGCCTTAGGCAAGTATGACAACATCCATATCCTGGCCAGCAACGTATACGATTGGAGATACCAGCCCATTATCGTGACTGGTACCGCAGGCAGGCTTGGCACCTCGCCGCAAGCCGCTGCACTCAGGGCAATGTTCTCGTGGTGGGACGGATACCGATACTGGGGATACAAGAACGAATGGAGTGGGCCATGACTTTCATAGTGACAGACCCCAACAATGCAACTCAGCCAGACAAAACGTAAGGCTTGGCTCGTCCACAACGAGACGCTGGCCCACATCGGCGCACGCCGGCATCGTAACGAGCAGTGCGCCCGAGGCTACCGCGACGATGACGGTATCTGGCGCGGAGGTCTCTATGCATTCTTGAAATACTTCTGGCATGTGCTTGAGCCTGAGACGCCGCTCGTTCCCGGCTGGTCGATGGAGGCAATATGCCAACACCTGGAAGCGATAACGTATGGCGAGATCAATCGACTGTTGATCAATGTGCCGCCTGGGTTCTGCAAGAGCCTATTGGTGGATGTCTTCTGGCCGGCCTGGGAGTGGGCGTGCGCCGAGAAGAGCCACATTCGGTATGTGACGTTTTCGTATTCAGCGTCACTGACGGAGAGAGATAATCGACGCTTTGGCGACCTGGTCACATGCAGGGAGTTCAGGGATCTTTATGAAAAGAAAGTCAAGATTGTCAAAAAGGGTGACACGCTCGTCACCAATACCCGTAAAGGCTGGAAACTTGCGTCATCAGTTGGCGGTGTTGGAACTGGCGAAAGAGGTGACAGAATTATCTTGGACGATCCTCATAACGTCAAGGAAGCTGAATCGGATATTGTACGGGCTGAGACGGTGCGGTGGTTTCGGGAGTCAATGAGCAATCGTCTCAACGACATGGACAGAGGCGCAATCGTCATCATCATGCAGCGTGTCCACGAGGATGACGTCAGTGGAATTCTTCTGTCACTGGGCCTGGAATACTGCCACCTTATGATCCCGATGGAGTACGACTCCAGTCGGGCCATGGACGACGATGGCAATATCATCACGACTGACATCGGCTGGCTCGACCCGCGTTGTGTACCTACAGCACCGGAAACGAACGACGGTGATCTGGCATGGGAAGAAAGGTTCTCGCACAACGTCTGCGAACGGACGAAGAAAGAAGTCGGTCCATACGCATGGGCGGGGCAGTATCAGCAACGCCCTTCGCCTCGTGGCGGCGGAATTTTCCAGACTTCGTGGTGGCAGGTTTGGGAAAGTCCTGACGGGAAGTTTCCTACTTTCGATCTGGTCATTGCTTCTGTGGACAGTGCATTCACGTCAAATGAGATGAACGATCCGACCGGCATGACGGTGTGGGGCGTATGGTACAATCAGGAAGGCAAGCGTAGGTTGATGCTTATGGATGCATGGCGCAAGCATCTGCAGTTCTCGGGTGTGCGTACGGCCTATCTCACGGGCGAGACAAAGCAGCAGTACAAAAGGCGTGTCGAGGAGACGTGGGGATTGATGGAATGGATCAAGCACACATGCGAGCGATGGAAGGTCGACAAGTTGCTGATCGAGGCCAAGGGGAGCGGTATTTCGGCGGCGCAGGAATTGCGCAACCGCTATGGTATGCAGGAGTGGTCAACGCAGTTGTGTCAGGTGAAGGGCGACAAGGTGGCGCGGGCGCAGGGTGTGCAGGCAACCTTCGCCAATCTCGGGGTTTATTGTCCTATCCGCGACTGGTCGGATATGGTCATGCAGGAGATGGCAATTTTCCCCGCCGGCAAGTATGATGATCTGACGGACTCAGCGACGCAGGCGGTAAAATGGCTGCGCGATAATGGCATGGCACCGACAGATGAAGAGATTCTGTATGCCGAGCAGGAAAAGATCACACTGAAACCGCAGCAGAAGGCGTTGTATCCGGTATGACTGAAAAAGCGGCATTCATGGATTTTCCTCCCAGTTCCCAGACGTGGGAAGCCACGCCAGAACTAAGATTTATCTGGAAGGGCAGTCAGGGTTTCCAACGCGCGAAGATCCTTCAGCAGGCATGGAAGTGTAGTGATGGAGTATCATCTGAATGGCGGGACGTACCGCTAGTGGAGGAGTGATGACCGGTATGAGGCACTCTCGCCATGCTGGCGAAGTACGCATAGACAAGGGTATTCCAATTCCAAATTATCTGGCCGGGCGATACCCGTTTGGTAAAATGAAGGTGGGAGATTCGTTTCTGCTGATGAAGGGTGATGGCCCCGGTGTCGTGCGTCGTGCAGGACGGGAAACCGCGAACAATGGGGAAAGGTTTGTCGTGCTTAAAGTAAAGGCCAAAGCTTACCGATGTTGGAGGACAAAATAATGCTGTTCAATCCATTGTGGAAGAATTCACCAAGCCTCGACGGCTTCATCAAGTTTCTCGACAGCAAGCCGAAGACTAAAAAATACGAACACAGTAGTTGCGAGACGTGTGCCATTGCCCAATACTCCTGCTCTCTCGGCAAGAGTTACAATACCCTGTCCTATGTCCTAGGGATTCCGTGGGAGAAATATATCGCAATGCCGCGACCGCACACGTTCGGTGCAGCCGCGAAGCGTGCCAAGGCCTACAGGATTGATTTAGAGATGCAGCCAAGGTTAGTAGGAAAAATGACAATCACGGAGACGGCAAAATGTTAATGACATTGGTAAGTCTCGTTATCTGGTTAATGGTCGTCGGCATCCTGTGGTGGGCTGGCAATGCAATCTTGGGAATTTTGGCTCCATACATCGGCGAGCCATTCATGAGCATAATCAGGGTCATTCTTATCGTTATTCTTGCACTGATCCTGATTTCCGTTCTGCTGCAACTTATCGGGGCCGGCGGGTCGCTTGGCTTGCATCTGCCGATGCTCAGATGAACGTCATAGCCTTCGCCATTGAGGCTTCGAAGCTGGCGATAATGGCGATAATTCTCTGGTATGTATGCGAAGTGCTGGCCATGCCAGTGGTACCCAAGCGTGTATGCCAAATGCTGATCGTACTGATTGCGATTTTAGCAACGATATCTATGGTCCTTGCTGGTTCGCCACCAAGGCGAGATAGATCAATGTCGATGGATCGAGTACCGAATATTATGGTTCCAGAGAAATAGAAGGAAGGTTTCATGCCCCCACTGACCGGACCCAAGATCATCGGCATCCAGCCTAAACTGACCGAAGACCAGATGGCCGTCATCGAAGTCTGCAAGGAGACGCTGGCGCAGGCTCTAGAGGGCCACATCACAACGATCGGCATCATTGCCTGCATGAAGTCAGGATATGCTACGGTGTTGGCAGGTCGACAGGCTTCGGACCTCAACATGGGCTGCGATTCGCTGAAGCTTAAGATCCTGCGCAAGGTCGAAGCGGCGGGCGAGGATACCGTCCGCAATATCAGGCGGCAGTGACTACCGTCTTCGTAGTCTGCTTTCTTCTCAGTATTGCTATTGTCGCTTGGGTGACTTGGATGATGCGATAAGGAAAAACAAGAATGGCGGAAAGCCCACTCAAGGTCGTTGTCGATAATGACGACACTAACGTCCACGTCGATCCAGAAACAGGCACAGTCATCGAGAGGCAGGACGATGGTGGTGCTTTAGTTCATCTCGATGAGAGGCGTCCTGGCGTCGATAAGGACGACGACGAGTGGTTCAAGAACCTCGCCGATGACATGGATGGTGTGCAGCTAGGCGTGATTGCCAACGACCTGTTCTCGGCAATCGAGGCTGACAACAAATCAAGGGATGAGGCACTGGAGACGCGCGCCCGCGGCTTCGATCTTCTCGGTATCAAGCTTGAGAAACCATCATCGAGCATTGCCGAGGGTGAAGTCCCCGGCATGAGCCGCGTCACCAATCCGATGATGCTTGAGGCAATCCTCAAAGGTTGGGCCAATTCGCAGGCTGAACTGTTGCCCGCATCAGGACCGTGCAAGATCAAGGACGACGGCAACGAGACAAAGGCAGAGGATGATCTTGCGGAAGCCCTAGAGCGGGGCATGAACCACTACATGACGGTGACGGCGAAGGAGTATTACCCAGACACAAGCCACATGTTGCTATGGGGAACGTACTACGGCGGATCAGGCTTCAAGAAGATCTACCGATGCCCGATGAAAAGAAGGCCGACGTCCGAGTCGGTCGACATGAAGGATTTGATCGTATCCGATACGACAAAGGATTTTGCGTCTTGTTCTCGCATCACGCACCAGATACCGATGCGTCCATCCGTGATGAAGCGGATGAAGTTGCTGAAGGTGTATCGTGAAGTCACCCAGACGCAGCCGAACCCGCAACCGAGCGTCGTCGACGAGAAGATAGCCAACATCCAAGGCACCGAGGCTCGACCCTCGCGACCTGAAGACCAGCCCTACACGATATGGGAGTGCCAGTGCGAACTTGATATTCCCGAGTATGCGCCGGGAAAATTCAAGAACGAGGGAATTCCTATTCCGTATCTCGTTACGATGGACAAGGACTCGCGCGACATTCTCTCGATCACACGTGACTGGGAGGAAGAAGACGAGGAATGCTGCAGGATGGAGATGTACGTAAAGTATCCGTACGTTCCCGGTCCCGGCTTCTATGGAACGGGTATGCTTGGCATTCTGGGGAATTCATCTGCGGCAATGACGGCGGCGTGGCGTGAGGCTCTCGATGCAGGAATGTATGCAAGCTTCCCGGCAGGATTGATTGCAAAGCTTGGCGGGCGACAGAATACAAACACCTTCAGATTATCTCCAGGACAATACGAGCCTGTCGAGACCAATGGCATGCCTATCGACCACATCGTCGCGCCGATGCCGTACCGAGATGTGACACCAGGCCTCATGGCCATGATCGACAAGATCACGGAGCAATCACGCGCACTTGGTGCGAGTGCAGAGGTGTCTTCCGGCGAGGGTCTGCAGAATATTCCTGTCGGTACAATGCTGGCGCAGATCGAGCAGGCAACCAAGGTGATGGCTGCGGCGCACAAGGGCATGCACACGGCGCAGGGCGAGGAAATCAGGTTGCTGGTTAAACTATTCCGGCGCAACCCGGAAGACTTCTGGATCAACAACAAGGAGTGCCCGAAGGATTACTGGGACGAAGTCAAACTGATGCAGGCACTGGATAATTGTGAATTGGTGCCCGTATCCGATCCGAATATCCCATCGCACATTCATCGTGTCGCGAAAGCTCTTGGCCTCGTGCAGTTGTCTGCCATGCCGCAGTTCGCGCCAAGGCTCGATCCAGACGAGGTTCTGCGCAGGGTTCTAGCTGCCATGCGTGAAGATCCGATTGGGCTGGTTGTGCAAGCCCCGCCGCAGCAAACGTCACCGGAGGATCAGGCGAAGTTGTTAACGGCGCAGGCGAAGATACAGGACGTCAATGTAAAACAGGGAAAACTGCAGGCTGATGCGCAGGGAGACCAGAGCAAGGATACGCTCAAGCAGATAGAATTGGCGACGCAGGCAAAGATCAAGGACGCCGACATCACCAAGGAACTGATCATCCATCAGGCAGATCAGGCGAAGATTGCATCGGCGGAACGTCGTGACAACGTTGCCCTCGCCGTCAAGACACACATGGATCAGTCGGCACATAATCTGGAGACGCAGAAACAAGGTCTCGAGTTGGTCAAGCAGGGCGTAGCCTCGCAGCAGGAAGACCGCACACATGTGGCCGGCCTTCAGCAGCATGCGCAGGAGCATGGATTGGCGCAGCAGCAGCACGGGTTGGATAGATTGCAGTCGGATCGTGATCATGGTCTGGCACTCGCCGAACACGCACGCGAGGCGCAGAAGGATGCCGCAGACATAGCCATCGAGACGCACAAGGCACTGCACCCGCCCAAGCCTGCACCGAAGGCACGCGCCATGGGCGGTGCCGTAATGGCTGACGGCCCGATTGCAGGTCTTGCCGGTGACGGGTATGTTCTGCCGCCGATCGACTACTCCTCGCGGTCTCTCGAGAAGATCATCAGTCCACTGACGCAGGCCATGCTGGATCTCGGAAGTAACATGCGCAATCAACAGGAAGCACTGACGAACATGGCACGCGCGGCGGCGGCACCCCGCCGACTGACGCGCGACAAGGAGGGCAATGCCTCCGGGGTCGAGACCATCATGCCTACTGACGATCCGCCACCGCTTGACGTAGTCGTGGACAAGAACTGATGTCTGACTTCGTCAACGACGTAAAATTCCTGTCCTTAACGGCTGGGACTCTAAACTTCACCATTGGGGCTGCGTTGTCAGGCTTTCAGAAGCCTACGTCGGCGCAAGGTTTTGTCAGTGGTCTTGTTTATTCATATTCGGCGCGGACGCAAGCCGGACAGTTTGAAAGTGGTACCGGCATTTGCAATGGTGTCACGCAGGCACGAACGACCATCAATGATGGAAGTGCTGGTGCTACCGTAAAGGTTGATTTCTCCGACCCGCCCACCGTGGTTCTCACGGTGCTATCCAACGACATGCTGAATCTGGTGGCAGAGACCATCATTCTCGGTGACGGTACTGTTCTGTCTGGACTTGGTATCAGTGATGCGACAGTTTTAGGTGCATGGACAAACAATGTCAGTTCATATGGCGCACTGGTAACCTATGACACCGGCAGCGGCGGCCCAACCAACGTCAACGCTGCAATACAGATTGTCAATTATAGCCAAGACGCCTATGGCGATGGCGTTAACTCATTCTACGCTCGTGGCACGCGCGCGTCGCCTGTCATTGTTCAAGACGCGGACCAACTCGGCGCGACAAGTTTCTATGGTCACGATGGTGCCAACTTCCAATTGACTGCGCAAATATATGCTGTTGTTGATGGAGCACCGTCGGCAGGCAGTGTTCCTACCGCAGTAGTAATTACAAGTGGTGATGGTGTTACAACAGCGGAGCATGTGCGTGTCGACAGTAATGGTACAACGTCAATAAGTGGTGTTCTAAGCCAAGGGGGAGGTTTTGCTTACTTAGGACAGTTCAATTCTCCGACATATCCTGATACTGGCATCGGAGCCGCATTCAGTTGGAATTTCAGTGGCGGCAGTGGCGAAGTAGATATTTGGAATACTTTTGCCCAAACGGCAACGGATGATGATAGTCCAGCTTTTTCATTCAAGTCGATGTCGGGCACGGGTGCAGGACATACTATCGCTAGCATGTACCCTGGTGGTCGTTTTAAGGCCACCCTGCTTAATGCGGGCAGCATTACCGGACAGGCTACTCAACTCGAACTCCAGGAAACAGGGTTAACTGGCAGTTCTGCCCTTGCGCAAGTCGTCATCAGTCGAACCGAAGCCGACACACCCCCTGGTGGTACTGCTGGTGAAGAAGCACAGTTAATCATTAGCGGTCATAGGACCGGCGGCACTGGAAGCAGAGACGGCATACTTCTTGGAATGGATGCGACCACTGGCAGCGACGGCGAATTTATGGTCGCCTTGAATGCTTCTACCACTGCAAAAAAGACAGGTGCCGCCTACAATCTTGATGTGTTCGGCGCTACTATCGGCGCAGGAGCAGACGCCGCACTGCCTAATGTTGATGTCGTTGCGCTTGAATGCGATATCCAGGTTAAAGGAGATGTTGCCCGTAAAGTTGGGCTACAGGTCATTGACGTGGTTTCAAGTACTGGTCGTGGGACTAGTTTAGATGCAGGAATATTAATTGGAAAACAGGCGGGGGCCCGTGGCTTCGACTATGGAATCCAATTTGGCGATGCAAGCGAGCAGAACCTTGCGTTATTTTACGCGCCAACCGGGACAATCCCATATGCCATTGATTTCTCTGGCGTGACGTTTTCGACTGCCGCATGGAAAGGCAATTTCAGTGTATCGGGTATAGTTATTGCACCGTTGTTGACTCCTGCTAATAGCACAGCATCTGGCGTTACTGGATCGATCCAA